TAATAGTAAAAACACTTGCATTTTCTAGTGTTCTTTGTTTGTTATTAATTTTAACCTTGAGTCCTCTATATGTCATTACTGGTTTAATGACAAGACAATTAAACGAAAAAGTTAAGTAGTTTGTTTTGGTGCAGGTGCTGTATCAGGTATTACAACTGCTGCTTTTCTATCGTTTAAAATTGCTTGTATTTCAGTAAACCTATGCTTCATTTGATCCACAATTTTTTGTGCGTCATTGTGTTTTTGCACAACTTGAGCTAATTCAGTTTGCAATTCTTGGTCTGTTGGTCTAGTCATGAAAAATTTATTATTCCTTATTATACTAACTTGGTTTTGTTGGCCAGACTACCTTATCAGTAGTTGTAACTTTTGTTATGTCTCTTAAAGATTGCCTATATGTTGCCCACGGACCTTTAATAGCATCAGGCACGTCTGCACCTTGTGTCCAATCTGATTCTACAAGCAATGCATTTCTGTAAGTTCGCATTTGTTCCCAAGTTTCTTTTTCTTTATATTCGTCATAAAGTTCATTAGTAATTTTATCTGCACCTACAATATCTTGTACAGTTTTTCCAAAATCTTCATGGTCAGGGGGAACTGGTACGTTTAACTTAGGATCAAAACTATATGTTTTTCCATCTATTACGATGGGATGGTATTGCCATGAAGGGCTGTATTTAAAAGTCATAATTAATGTAAAGCGTAACAGTTAACATCATGGAAAGTACTTGTGACACTATCTGCTCTTTGGGGAATTGTTGATATTTCAATTTCAACTGTAAATTGTTCATACGCAGGCACGTTAGCAATAATATCAACATATTCAGTAGATCCATGAGATGGTGAGCTTTGTGATGTACTTATAGAAAGTACATTACTATTAATACTACCTTCAACGTTATGATGTCCTAGACTGTAGTTAGGGTTATAACTACCATCATATCTACCATGACCATATAAATACCATGAAGCTTCATTTACAGAACTATAATAATGTTGTTTTAAAGTTATTTTATAAAATCCATGACCCCAGTAATATCTCATCACTCTTATTAAACTTGTTTGCGTTGTGCTAGAACCAGCATGTATGTTCCTTACACATCTTGCTAATCCATAACTTTGTCCATTGTAGTTTGTTATGTCTGTAATATTCCGTGGGCTTATGACGAATGTAGCCCAATTATTATTTGATTGAGCATCAGCCGAAACGTAAAAGATACCATTAGAACTTATCCATGAAGCTGGTCTTAAACTTCCTCCAGATTTAGTAGTAGAAAATACAATGATACCATCATCTTTGTTAGTTGTATCTCTACCAGCTTCTGTTGCTATTCGTGTTACTTCATTTCCGTTCCATTTACCAGAAATACTACCAATAGTATTATGTGCTGCACTTCTATTGCTATCCATAGTAATTGTTGGCTTAACACTTTGATTACTATGTATTTCCAAACCAATTGAATCTGTAGATCCTATTTCAATAATTTGTTTACCTGTTAATGTAACTCCACTATCAATTGTTTCTAATTTTAAATTACCATTATAATATAATTCTACTCCTCCATTTGCTATCAAAGATGCAAGTTTTGCATTAGAAGCAGTTCTAAAAAAAGTAGTACCAGCACCAGTATAAAAATAGCTATCCGTAGAATCGTGATATATATTTATATCTTGACCAGTTCCAAGATAAAGATGGTCGTTATCAGCAAGATGAATATCGTTACCATTACTTTCTAAAGTACCGCCTAATTGCGGTGAACTATCACCAACTAAATCAGTAACTACAGACTCAAAACTGGGATCTGCTCCGTTGTTTGCTCGTAAAAACTTACCATCACTACTACCATCACCATGAGGAAGCTTAGATAAAGCCACAGCCTGATCTACAATATGTTCGGTTGCAATTTGTTGGTCAGCTATTTTAGAACCAATCACGCAATCAGCACTTAGGGCTGCTGAATCTACAGAATTGTCTGCCAGTTCACTAGCTTCTATTTGATTCGCAGGGATTTTTGCTTTTGTTATAGCATCATCTTTGACACCATCAGTAGAAATTTTAGTTAATGCCATAGTTAGCTAGGTTTTGGGTACTTGTTTTTGACAGGATCGACTATATCTGTCTTCCATTTATCTATACCAAAATCATAAATATATTCTAATTGAGTTCTCCAATCTGGATACTCTGCTTTTCTTTGATCTTTGTATTTTAATTTATCTAGCTCAACTCTTGCAGCAGCCACTAATTTGGCATCTGGTTCAAACAATTCACCATCTTTATTTGTAACGCCTACACCATCTACTATTGAAAAAATTTGATTGGGGTACGCTTTCATTATTGCGTTATGATCGTATTGTGTCATGATGCTGCAAACTCCATTACGTTTAAAAAACTACAAGTTCGAGCATTATCCATGTAGTTAACGTCGCTATCACTGTAACCTCTATTTACTGAAAAAGCTCTACCATCATGTGTGTTAGTTCTTAGTGAATATGTTATTGAATTTGATGTGTTGTGATCGTATAAATAAAAACCACAATCTTGATTTCGCCACTCTGGATAAGTTACTGACCATGCAGTTGACACTCTTGGTCTATTACTAGCAGCATCTCCTAAAAGAATTGCAGAACTTCCAGCGTATAATCTTGTACCCATAGTCGTACCTGCACTAATACTGTACACCATACTCCAATGAATATAATGTTTTGTAGAAGAATCTGTTGGAGTCACAGTTAAGGAAATAACTTGTGCAAAATCTGAACTCGGATCATTGCCAGTATCGTAAGTCGCAGCACTTGTTAAAACAGTTTGATCAAATTTTATTAATCTTCCAAGTCCTGAGTTAGAACCATCTCCATAATAAATAGCCATTATGATACCTCCGTTAAATTAAACTTGTATTTCTTGCCATTGCGTTTGTTCACTAAGAAAAGATCCTCTGCTCCTTCCTGTATTGTAAAACTTCCCCATGTTCCGTCAACATCATTAGCACCACCTTCGTTAGATAAATTAAGGTCATTGGTGTAGATGTTTTGCCAACGGTATGATGATGAACCTAAATCAAAAGTGTTATTAGCTTGAGGAATTACGTCACTTCTTGGAGTAACAACAGCAGCATCTGTTCCTAAATACAATTTTGCACCAGAATGACTTCTCCATATATAGTTTGTCGTGCTATCTGTAGTATCTTTAACAATAAAATCAGCATCAGTAACAGTAAAAGTAGTAGCACCCATATTTGTGCCATCTTTTCTTGCTACATCATTTGCTATATCTACACCATCAACTGTTCCTGTAACAGTTATGTTGGCTGCGACATCAACATCACCTGCAAAATAAGCATTACCAAGACCGCCAATTTTAAATTTAAGTCCATTAGAACTATTTCTAGCTTGTAAATAATCAATAGAATCTGCACCATTAACAGATTTTTTTAAAGTTAATGTTGAATTAGAGGTTGAACTGCTTTGCAGGTAATTATAATCTCCATTTGCACTTAGTCTTCCTGTGATATAAACTCCATCATTTGTTGTCTCAAACTTTTTATCGTTAGTCCAAAAAAGCTTAACGCCTTGATTAGCGTCTGTTTCTATATAATGGTTTCCAGCATCATCTCTTAATCTAAAAGTATCAGAATCTATACGAAGTTGATTAGATTTAGAATCTATGTAATTAACATTAGAACTGTGATAAATTTGTAGATCAATACCATCACCAAATGTCAGTACTGCATTATCAGCAAATTCTAGTTGATCTTGACTAGCATCAAATAATATTTTAGTTGTACTGCCACTACCTTTAAAATCTACGTCATGTCCATTAGTGTCTAATGTACCGCCTAACTGTGGTGAGGTGTCATTTACCAAATCAGTAACAACAGTTGTCCATGCACCGTCACCTCTTAAAAAATTAGTATTATTTGGTGTGCCAGATGTAGCAAGTTTTGTTAAAGCTATTGCAGCATTAGCTTTTACCATTGCATCGGTAATAGTGTCATTGCCCGGAGATCCTATACTTACAGATGCACCAATAGTGACAATAAAATAATCAGACCCGGAAGGAGGTGGTGCTGCAAATACAATGTTTGCACCATCTAAAGCAAAACCTTCACTAGGTTGTCCTGCTCCAGAATTAGGTTTTTGTACAACACCATTAATGCTGACTAACATTTGTTGAGCAAATTGACCTGCATTGCTTAACGTAAACTTATAAGCAGATCCGTTAAATGTTGCACTATTACCACCAGTACCACTGTAGTTGCCAATAGTATTTATAAAGAAATTACCAACAGATTGTGTTTCTTCCCAAGCAGAAGTATTGCCGTTATAAACTAAAAGTTTTCCGCTTTGTTGGTTATAAAATAAATCACCTGCGTCATTGTTGGATGATGGGTTGTTACCAGTATTATCTGTTCTATATCTAGCAGCAAAAGCATTAACACCACTAAGGTTTGATGCGACAGTATTAACATTTGTAATGCTATTTCCTACGTTGTTGACGTTTGCTATTGACCCACCAACAAGATTGACATTGGTCATATTTCCAGCAACCAATGCTATGTTGTCATCGCCAACAGAAATAGTATTACCCATATTGTTGCCATGCACTGTGCAGTAATAACTTAATGAGCTAGGTGCATTTGTAGGAACAACAAACGTTACATTTGCATTTGACTGACCTGCTGTGCCATTTACTGTTACACCAGTTGTATATGAGTTACCGCTACCATCTTTAAAAGCTAACGGATGATTATTGTTGCTATTATCAGCTTGATTAAATATGTATGTATATCCTCTAATTAACGCAAGAGTTGGTTTTGATACTCCGTCAATGTAAAATACACCGCTTTGTACAGTGACAGTGTATGTTGTTTGACCTGCTAATACAGTTCCAATCGCATTAATATTAGCAATATTGTTACCGACTATATTAACGTTAGCTATGTTGGCAGCAACTGTATCTATTTCAGATTGTGTCTCGTTTAAGTCATTAGCTACAGTTTCAATTTCAGAAACAGTTTCGTTTAAATCATTTGCAACTGTTTGTATTTTTGCTATATCTGCACCAATCGCATTAATATTAGCAATGTTAGACGCAACTGTATTAACATTTGACGCATTGCTTGCTACTGCGTTTACGTTTGATATTGAACCTGCAACTGCATTTATATTAGAAGAATTACTATTAACAGCATTAATATTACTAGCGTTGTTAGCTACTGCGTTAACTCCAGATATGCTGCCAGCAACTGTATTGACGTTACTTATAGAACCTGCAACTGTGTTGACATTTGCTAAATCTGACCCGACTATTGTTACTTCTAACCAAGTAGTATTACCAAGGTCATAAACTCTCATTCTATTTACTGTCGTATTGAAATATAACGCTCCGTCTATTAGTGCATTGCCGTCATTATCTAAGGTAGGGTTAGATGATTTTGCACCTAAATATCTATCATCAAAAGAATCTAATGCAGTTTCTGCTGCGGTCTGGGCTGCTTGTGCTGCGGTCTTTGCAGTATCAGCTTGCGTTGCTTTTGTAGATGCTGTAGATGCTGAGCTTGCTGCTGCGGTTGCAGAACTTGCTGCTGCGGTTTGACTAGATGCTGCTGCCGTTTGTGATGATGCTGCTGCTGTAGCTGAACTAGCTGCTGCCGTAGCTGATGACGCTGCGTTAGTAGATGAAGTTGTAGCCGTTGCTGCGTCTACAATAAGATCCCATTTTGCAGAGTCAGTATTAGTAGTTAATGGCTGTGCCCCTGATGAAGTATGTGCAACATTACACATGAAGATATTATTTGTATTTGTATCTTTAACAAGATCTCTTACAAAATATGCACGACTTGCAGCCCAGTTTCCTCTGTATGTACCTAATTCATTCAGTATAGAAAACTCACCTAAATTATCAAATGCCATAACTTTGTTGGCACGAGCAGCAGCGTTTTCTGTAATTTCTAAACTACCAATGGTATTAGTTAGTGAAAATTTAATAGACCTGTCTAATTCGTCTTGTTGTTGCTGATGTAAAATTGCTGATTTATCTAAAGCATCATTAATAACTTCTGGATAAAATCCACCTTGGTTAGTTAAATCTGTTCCTTGCAATGATTGAACAGCAGATGTAATAACAATTTGAAATCCACTAGGTAAATTAAAATTATTACCACCTGATTTTAAAGTTATGCTTCCACCGGGATTTCCGTTTTGATCTTGGTTAAGAGTAACTATATAATCATTATTTGCACCGAGAGTTAATGTTGTTTCTACACTTGTTGCTACTTCTAATTTCTTTACAACTACATCTGCATCTGTAAAAACTTTAAAGGCAAACGGATATGTATGTGTATTGCCATTACCAGCTAAGTTATTTGTCTTCCGTGTAGTCGCATTTATCGTCATTGACTAGACATTTTCACTATCTTATTAAGGTTACCTTTAAATGCTTGCATTACGGTCACACCTTAATTTCTACTTTTACCACTAGCTTTACCTGTTATTAATCCTCTTACATAATCTGGTAAACCAGTTGGATCTATCTTTCCTTGGCTTACGTCTACCTGATAACCTATTGGTTTGCCTAAAATTGTTAATGGTACTCCTGTAACTAATGAAAGAAATGTAAGCAAATCTTTTACATTTCTGCCAGATAAATCTTTATCTTCGCTAGTTAAAGCTAAAATTGTTGTAATTGGTGCTCGTAAAGAAGCTTCTAATATTGATACAGATGGACTTACAGTAATACGATCATTATATGGTTTATTGTCTAACATATTTATACCAACTAAAGCAGCAGTACCAAAAGGTACTAAAGCAGCAGCAGATCTTATTTGCGACCCAAAATACCAACCCATAAAATCATCTGCTATACCATCTTCTTCATCATCAATAAATCCTTCACCTAATGCTCTTACTATCATGTCTGCAACAAATGCTGGCATTGCAAATCCAAGAAGATACGTCATAAACAATTTACCCTTATTACCTCTCCACCCTAAATCTCTCATTATTTTTTTATAAGCTGTGCCATTTAAATTTGCAATCATATTAAAATAATTTCCAAATTGCAAAAATGTTTTTATAAAAGGTGTAGTTACCATAAAAGCTGGTAAATCTTCTGCACTTAAACTGTCTTGTGTTAGTCGTACATTAGCGTCTGCTTGTTGTATAGCTTCTGCCCTTGCTTGTTCAAAAGTAAAAGTTTTAGGTAATTCAGCCATAGTTTTTTCATACGATGCAGCCCATACAACGCTATCAACTTGGTTTTGAAATGCTTGTTGTAAAAAATAACCATGATGCGTTGCCCATTTTTGTACTTTTTCAAATTCATTTGGATTAATTAATAACTCGTTTAAATTATCCTGTATATCAAAAATTTGTGTATTTTGCCTTTCAGCCATAAATGGTGATAATTCAGCTATTTCATTTGCAAATTTATTTGGAGCTTGTAAATATTGACCTAATGCACCTTTTAAATATCTAGGTTCTACTTTCAACATTGCAGGGAAATACCCTGTAAGCTGTTGCATTGCGTTAGATATATTAGCAAACATTATTCCTACACCTGTCCTTTTTCTAACTGTTTGCCAAAACACATCTATACTTTCTGGATGTGCTCCGGGTACAAATGTTTTTTGACGAGCAGCATTGTTTAACCAAGGTATCAACATATTATCCATATAAGTTGGATTTATAACTGCTAACTTTTGTGCAAAGTCTTTATGTTTTAAAATTTTATGGACGTTTTTTATAGCAGGTTGTACATATGCAAAACGTAATGCATCGTCTATATGTTTAGTCATTATCCTTAAATCTAATGACAAAGGACCTGCAAATCTTTCATTACGACTTTTAGTAAATCCGTCACCAGTAGAAGGTAATGTTTGTCTATACTCAGTGTCTAATTCTTCTAGTTCTTTTAACGCTTTTCTTTGCCTATCCATTTTTGGATCTAATGCAGCAGGTACATAACCACCTCTATATGTACCAAATTTATTAACAATAGGTGTAGCTTCTATTTCTTTAAAATAATATCCGTAAACTTCCCTATGTGCTTTTTGTGCAATAGGTTTCATTTCTTCGTTTAAATCCCATACTTCTTGTAAGAAATCCCAATCGTCTTTATTTATATAGCCTTCGTTTTCCATACGAGCCATAAAAGCATCCCACTTGCTTGTATCTATAGATCCATCACTTAATTTTTCTGCCCATCCTCTACCAAGTAATAGTTTACGTTTGTTGCTTGAATTACCTATATGCAACATAGCACCAAGCAATTCAACTTT